CTGCATTTAGCCCCACCCAGTACCTTTCCGAATTCCCAACCAATACACGTTTCGGAACACCATCGATCGATGCATGTTCACGCGGCGTATTGCCAGCAAGCGGTATGACAATTAACGTGCCATCACTTGTTACATCAGCAGGCGGACAGTCAGGCGTTGCACCAGTTGTAACAGTCGAGGCTGAAGCTGGCGCAGTACAAAATACAGGCATGGTTACAGAATACCTATCAGGTACAGTTAATAAATATTCAGGTATGAACACAATCAGCATTGAATTGCTAGAACGTTCAGACCCTAACTTCTATGCAGAACTAACACAGCAACTACAAAATGCTTACCTAAAGACACTTGACACAACAGTTAATGCTGCGTTGATTACTGCAGGTACTGTTGCAACTACTGCACAAGCTGCTACATCAGCAGGCATCATCGGTTACGCATCGGAAGCTGCTCGCCTTGTTTATGAGGCAACTGGTTACTACGCACAGAACTACATCGCCAATGGATCTCAATGGCAGCTACTAATGGGTGCATCAGATACAACTGGCCGCCCAATTTACTCAGCATCGCAGCCAATGAACGCAGGCGGCTTAACTCAACCTGGTTCAATTCGCGGCAACGTACTAGGTCTTGATCTATATGTTGATAAGAATTTCACAGCTACAACAACAGTAGATGATTCAGCGATTATCCTTGCGCCAGAAGCATTTACTGTTTACCAATCACCACAGGCATATATGTCTGTAAACGTTGTAAGCAACCTACAGGTACAGGTAGCGATCTACGGCTACATGGCAACAATCGCCAAGATGCCTAAGGGAATTATCCGCTACAACTTTACCTAAGAAATAACCCTAATAGTCGGTGGGCGATTAGCCCTTTCGCCCATCGACCCCTACTAAGTAAGGAGTACCGATGCCAGCTAGTTATGTGACAGTAGCCGAGCTACGTTCCAATTTAGGTATCGGTACTCTTTACTCAGATAGTACTGTCGAGGAGTGCTGCCAAGCCGCACAGGATCAGATCAACAGTTTCCTTTGGTTTGATTCTGCGCCAGTCGTGGGGACTGCATTGGTAAGCAACGTTGCCACAGTAATGTTGGCCAACCCCGGTTTATTTACTACAGGCGAAAGCGTGACAATATCCGGGGCTGGCTCGACATTTAACGGCACTTACACAATTACTGCCACGCTACCTTTTAGCACAGGTACTACAAATTTATTGCCTGCATTTAATATGCAGTTAAATTATTATCAGCAACCACGCGGTTATAGTTTTATTCAATACGCCAAGGTTGCAGCAGATGAAAACTTTAGGCGTGTAGTGCCATCAGGTAGTGCGCTAGGTGCAGATACAAAGACAGCAACCTACGTTAATACAGCAAGCGTTAGACAAGCTGCGATGATCTTGGCCGTAGATATTTGGCAGGCTCGCCAGGTATCCCAGACTGGCGGCGTAGGACTCGATGGCTTTAGCCCTAGCCCTTACCGCATGGGTAACAGCATGATAGGCAAGATACGAGGCCTACTAGCCCCGTACCAGAGTCCGAATAGCATGGTGGGGTAAATGCCTACGGCAGCTATTACAACGTTGCGCAGCACCATCGCAACAGCACTTACTAACGATGGCGTCTGGTCTGTGTTTGCCTACCCACCAGCGACAATACTCGCAAACAGCTGTTGTGTAATTCCGGCCGATCCATATCTCACACCCAGCAATAACAGCTATATAACTATTTCGCCTATGGCTAATTTTAAGATTTTGCTAACTGTGCCGATGTTTGATAACCAGGGCAACCTGCAGGGCATTGAGGATTTCATCGTTGCGGCTTATACAAAACTAGCTGCATCTAATCTTGTATTTAATATAACTAGCGTTAGCGCGCCTGGCGTATTAAATGCTGATAGCGGTGACTTACTAACCGCTGAGTTCACCATATCCATACTATCGAGCTGGAGTTAAACCATGTCATACACAGATGAGGATATTGCCTTCTTAATTAAAATTGGGCAGATCACAGAAGCACCAAAAGAAACAAAAACCAAAGCACCTGCAACCGAGAAAACAGAGGAATAATTAAATGGCCGTATATTTAAGCAACACAGTTCAGGTAACGCTTAATAGCGTGGCTCTGACAGATCATGTTACTAGCGCAACTATCAACCGCGTATTTGATGAACTAGAAGTAACTGCTATGGGCGATACAGCTCATAAGTTTGTAAAGGGTCTAGAGGCCAGCACAATTACTTTAGATTTCCTAAGCGATACAGCCGCTGCAAACGTAAACGCAACCTTGCAAGCGGCATGGGGTACAACAGTACCTATTACGCTAAAGCAGACAAGCGCAGCTACATCAGCTACCAACCCTTTATTTAGCACTACAATTTTGGTCAACAATACGACCGACATTAACGGCGCTGTCGCTGATATCGCAACACAAAGCATTACATTTACTTGTAATTCACCAATCGTAATTACAACTTCCTGATAAAAACCAAAGGGGCTAACAGATGGCAAAGTTAAAGATTACAAAGGTAGATGGCAGCGTATCTGAGCATCAGGTAACGCCATTTATTGAATACGCGTTTGAAATTTATGCAAAGCAAGGCTTTCATGCTGCGTTTCGTATAAATGAAAAACAGACAGATGTGTACTACCTTTCTTGGGAGTGCTTAAAAGCTGCAGGCGAAACCGTGCCAATGTTCGGTGCAGAGTTTATTAAGACACTTAAAAAAGTTGAGGTACTGGATGATGACCCGGAACTATAGGGCGTGACTCGTTTACTTACTTGGTCGCACGGATCAGTTTGGAAACGGGTATCGCGCCCAATGATTTACTAGCACTAGATAGCAGGATGTTTAAGGCTTTACTGCAGGCTATGAAAGATAGAGCAAAGGAGTTTAAAGATGCCAGTACAAGTAAAAGGCGGCATTGAACTTCGCAAAGCCCTTAGAAAATTTACGCCAGATTTAGCTAAAGAAACTCAAAAAGAAATGGCTGGATTACTTAAACCTATTACAAAAAAGGCTCGTGGCTTTATCCCATCTACTGCACCGCTATCGGGCTGGGGTAAAGTTTCTAGTAACAGCAGATGGTATTGGGATGGTCGAGCTGCCAGAGGCGGTATAGGTTATAAAACCACACCTAGCCGACCTAACCGCAAAGGCTTTACATCGTTAGCCCGTATTCACAATGCATCGATGTCTGGCGCAATATATGAAACTGCTGGGCGTAAGAATCCAGGCGGTAATTTTAGCCCACGTTTACCAGGTACTTTAACTGGCAAAGGCAAGATGGCTGGCCGCGCCATATTCAGAGCATGGTCAGAGGATAACGGCAAGACTAACGCAGCTGTTATTAAAGCGATTGAGTCAGCCAGAGATAAGTTTAACGCGACTGTGGGGCGTAACTAATGGCTATGGATCCATCAGTAAGAATTGATCTCGCTGCCGAATTTACTGGTAAAAAAGCGTTTGATACAGCTGGCAAGGCTACAAGCTCATTAGAAAAAGGTGCAAACAAATTAGCAAAAGCCTTTTTAGGCGCGTTTGCAGCTCGTAAACTTATTCAGTTTAGTAAAGCGGCTGCGATGGCTGCAGCACAAGACTCTAAAGCAACAGCGGTACTAGCTCAGAATTTATCAAACGTAGGTTTGGCTTATGCTCAAGTACCGGTAGAAGCATTTATCAAACAGATGCAGCAACAAACAGGCATTGTAGATGATGAACTACGCCCGGCATTTAGTAAACTAGCTCAGGCAACAATGTCAGTTACTAAGAGCCAAGAACTTATGGGCTTAGCCTTTGATGTATCTAGCGGTAGCGGCGTTGATTTTAATACTGTTGTAAACACTTTGAGCCAGGCATACCTAGGCAACACTAAAGGCTTGAAAAAACTTAATCTACAAATGACCGCTGCAGAGTTAAAAACTGCTACGTTTGCCGAAATTCAAGCCGCATTAACTGAACAGTTCAAAGGTTCTGGTAAGGCTGCCCTAGAAACTTATGGTGGCCAATTAGATGTACTTAATACTGCTGCAGG